CGCATCGCTGAAGCGGTACTTGCAGGAGATGCTTGCTGGTCAGAAGTGGAAGTCGGCGAAAGCAGTCGTGTCTTACCGTAAGACCCAGAGCGTTGTGATCGATGACATGGGAGCTTTGCCAGAGCATTTGATGCGAGTTAAGACCGAGCCTGACAAGGCAGCGATCAAGGAAATTTTGAAGTCGGGCGAGAAGGTAGATGGAGCGCATCTGGAAGACGGGCAGAGCATGAGCATTAAGTGAAGAATGGAGGTATATCTAGTGGGCATTCCAGTAATGGTTTTAGGTCCGTCCAGTTCTGGCAAAACTTCTTCTTTGAGGAATTTTGAACCTGATGAAGTTGGGATCTTCAATGTGGCAGGAAAACCATTGCCTTTTAGGAAGAAACTGCCGGTCGTAAACAATGCAACATATGGCAAGATTCTGAAGGTGTTAAGCAATCCTGGCTTGAAGAAGTATGTAATTGATGACAGTCAATATCTCATGGCATTTGAGAGCTTTGACCATGCCAAAGAAACTGGTTATGCGAAATTCACGAATATGGCACTGAATTTCTATAACTTAATTCATTTCATTGTTACACGTACACCGGATGATGTGATCGTGTACTTCCTGCACCATACAGAGCTGTCAGAGGATGGCCGGAGGATAAAGGCAAAGACTCTTGGGAAAATGTTAGACAATCAGCTCACGTTAGAGGGATTATTCTCAATCGTTTTACTTTGTCAGGCGGAGGGAGCCGAACATTTCTTCATCACAAACAGTGATGGCACTAATCCGGCAAAAAGCCCGATGGGAATGTTTGAAATGCGCATTGATAACGATCTCGCTTTTGTCGATAAGACAATTAGAGAATATTACGAAATGGACACTACAGATAAGAACACGGAGGAAGAATAATGCAGAAACCTAGTGGATACGATGAAGCAACGACAATGGGTAACCAGAAGGAAGCCATCAATCTTGGCGGACATCACCTGATTATCAAGCAGGTGACAGAGACGGTCAGCAGCACCAACAAGCCGATGATCGTGGTCCTGTTCGATTTTGACCAGTCTGACAAGCAGGCTGGACTGCTCATGAGGGAGTTCAAGGCAGATGACAGGGCCGACAAGAAGTGGCCGCACCGTGGGAGCGCATACATTATGGTGCAGGACTACTCTGATCCGAACAAGACCAGCCGGAATTATAAGACCTTCTGCACCTGCTATGAGCAGTCGAACGGCACGAAGATCAACTGGACCGAGGATAGCGCAGCGTGGGCGGCACAGTTTAAGGACAAGAAGATCGGTGGAGCGTTTGGCATCGTGCATTCCGTCTACAACGGGAAAGAACAGGTCCGCACGGAGATGCGGTGGTTCATTTCCGATAACAAGGTAGAATCCTGCGAGATCCCGATGGAGAGACTTCTGTCCGAGAACGACAAAGCAAAGCTCCAGACGGCTTCTGAGCCCGCTCCGAGCGGTGACCCTGATGCGTGGGTAAAGATCCCGGAGAACATGGACGAGGAATTGCCGTTTAGATGATGCATATCCAGATAGACACAAGGGAACATGCCGGTCAGGTTGAGCGAATAGAACAGCAACTGGATGCCCTTGGCGTGAAACACTTCCGGTCGAAACTCTACGTGGGTGACTATCAGTCTTTGGATAATCCGAGGTTGATAGTTGACCGGAAGAAGGATCTGCAAGAGCTTGCAGGCAATGTTTGCCAACAGCATGAACGGTTTCGGGCAGAGCTTGTCCGAGCGCAGGAAGCCGGTATCCAGTTAGTCATTCTGTGTGAGCATGGTGGGAGCATCAAATCATTAGAAGATGTTTACTTCTGGGAGAATCCACGGAGGCGGACAAGCCCAGGTGCGATCAGCGGACACAGGCTGTTCAAGATCCTGAACACCATGCAGGAAAAGTACGGAGTGCGGTTTGAATTTTGCGACAAGCGACAGACCGGCAGAAGGATAGTGGAGATTTTGACAGATGACAAAGGAGGAAATCAAACAGCAATACAGCATGACTGATGTGGTCGAGCGGTACGGGTTCCATCCTGACAGGCACGGATTCCTTCACTGTCCGTTCCATGCCGGGGATCACACAGCATCACTGAAGATATACCAAGATAACTTCTACTGCTTCGGATGTCATACGCACGGGGATATCTTCGGGTTCGTCCAGAGAATGGAAAACTGCTCTTTCAAGGAAGCCTTCAAGATCCTGGGTGGTGATTCCGGTCCGCTGTCGGATGCTGCGATAACCCGTATCAATAAGCGGAAGCGTGAGCAGAAGCGATACCAGAAGAAACTCGATGCCGCAATGGAAGGAACAGTCAAGGCTTCCGATGAGTTGCAGAAAGCCAAAAAGGATCTGGAGCAGCTGGAGCCGCTGTCTACTGAATGGTGTGTTCTGGCTAACAAAATCCAGATGATGCAGCAAGAGGCCGACCGGAATCTGGAGACATATCTGGATGTAATCGGGGAGAGGAAATGAGCGAGAACATCACAAAAGAACAACTCCTTTCTGCCGATTTCGTCAGTGACTTGTTCCTGGAAGAAGATCCAACAGTCAGGCAGGAGGAGATAGCAAAATATCAGATCATCGCAAAAGGATTCGGGTGCAAGGGTCAGTTCGATGACCTTGTGAAAGCGCATAGGCGGATGATTCGTGAGGAGCGAAAGAAGCAGGAAGAGAAGGCTTCGCAGAATCCTTTACAGGTTGTATCGAATCACTTCGATTCTTTCTGGTCGGACGATATTGTGTCCTATCAGACAGGCCGATGGAAAGTGATGGATAACGGCATCTTCTGCCAGGACGGAAAGATGGTCGTGGTTGCCGGTTATTATCCCGTGATTATCACAAAGATTATGACGGACATCAACACCGGTGACGAGAAGATGGAGCTTGCCTGGAAGAAGGGAGGGAGCGTTAAGCGGCTGACTGCTCTGCGGAGCGTGGTCAGTTCGTCCACGAAGATTGTCGAGCTATCACGGTATGGCTTTCCGGTGACCACGGAGACTGCGAAAAATCTGATTAAGTACCTGTCAGACTTTGAGGCGTTGAACAACATCGAAACGCTGAAAGCATCCTCAAAATTCGGGTGGATGCCCACGGGCGAGTTCGTGCCGTACTCAGACGGAGTGTTCTTCGATGCTACGACTAGCATTAAAGCGTTGACGGAATCAGTACATACAGAAGGAGATTATGATGCGTGGCTTGAGCTTGCGAAAAATGTCCGTGGAAGCGGTCGGAAAGAGCCGGTGATCGCCCTGGCTGCGTCCTTCGGAAGCGTTCTAATAAAGCAGATGAATCTCCTGCCGTTCATTGTCAATCTGTACGGGACAACTGGATCAGGAAAGACCGTAACGCTGATGCTTGCCGCATCTGTCTGGGCAAATCCTTCGGAAGGAGGATATATCTCCGAATCGAACAGCACACTGAATGCTCTGGAAGGGAAACTGGACACGCTGAACCACCTGCCCTTGATGGTTGATGATCTGTCAAAGCTGAGAAGTGATGACAAGGGCGGAATCACTAACATGATATACGGTTTGTGCTCTGGTCAGGGCAAAGGACGCATGAGCAGGAACGGAGAGCTTCGGTACACGCCGACTTGGAAGAACACCATCCTGACTAACATGGAAAGGCCATTGGCAGATGACACGATGAAGGGCGGAGCGATGAACCGCACACTGGACTTTGAGGTTCAGCCGGGGGATATCTACAAGGACGGAAACGCTGTGGTCAGAGTGATGTCCGAGAATTACGGATATGCCGGGAAGCAGTTTGTCGGGATCTGCAACGAAGTGGGATTCCAGACGATTGCAGCCATCATCGACAAGTATCGGTCACGGGTTAAAGAGTATGCGATGCTGTCAGGCGAAGAGCGTGAGGAAAAGCAGATGACTCCTCTTGCGGTCATGCTGACTGCGGATTATCTGTCAGAGAAGTTCATCTTCCAGGACGGGGTGCATCTGGACATCGACTACTGTATGAAGGCCGTGAAGAGCAGGAAGCAGGTGTCAGAGATGGAGAGGGCGTACAAGCACTTTGTCGATTCCATCTATATGAATCAATCAAAAATTGATACCGGTACAAGCGACTATGCCGATGGTG